TGGCGGAGTATGGCGGGACCGTAGGTGCCGCCGCGACCACGGGCTCATGGGCACCCGCCGCGACCACGGGCTCATGGGCACCCGCCGCGACCACGGGCGAAGGGGCACCCGCCGCGACCACGGGCTACAGGGCACCCGCCGCGACCACGGGCGAAGGGGCACCCGCCGCGACCACGGGCTACAGGGCACCCGCCGCTGCGATCGGCAAAAATTCTGTCGCTGCCTGCATCGGGCAAAACAGCAAAGCGCAAGCCGGCGAGAACGGCGCAATCGTCGTCGCGTGGTGGGAGGCGAAAACGGAACGTCCGCGGCTTACGGTCGGCTACGTCGGCGAGAACGGCATCAAGGCCGAGACCTGGTACGAGGCAAACGCGAAGGGCGAACTCGTCGAGGCGCGCGCATGACCGCTGCCATCCTGCCGTGCCCGTTCTGCGGCGACACCGACCCGGCCATTGACGAGATCGAAATGGGCATCTGGGCCGTGTGCTGCAACGAATGCGGAACCACCGGGCCGTATCAGAATGACGACGGCAAGACGAACCTCGGCCCAAAGGCAATCGAGATTTGGAACAAGCGGGCTGAGGCGTGACCGGCCACAGCCGCCCGGTGGACAGGGCCCGCCCTCAAAAGCGGGCGAAAAAGAGGAAGTGGCGCACCGCCGGGCCGCAGCCGTCGCGCACGGCCATCGCCCCAAGCCAGCCCTGGCCGTTTCCGAGCACGCCACCGAAGCCCACGCCACCACCGAAGCCGGGTCTGCGCTACGTCGATGCGCAGGGCGTGGTGCGGGTGTATTCGTTCAGGGAGCGCCGTGCCGATCAAGCCTGAAAACCGCGCGCGCTATCCGGCGGACTGGAAACAGATTCGGAAGCGCATCCTCGAGCGCGCGGGCAACAAGTGCGAAAACTGCGGCGTGCCAAATCACGTCTACCGCAACCGCGAGACTGGCGATTTAACCTCGAATCCGATGCAGGCCGAAACGTGGTCACTTGTCGATGGCGATGCAACAACATACATCGTGCTCACGATTGGCCACCTCGACCACACGCTCGAGCACTGCCTCGACGACAACCTGCGCGCCTGGTGCCAGCGCTGCCATTTGGCCTACGACCTACCGCACCACATCCGGACGGCGTACATGACGCGCCGCGCGGGTCGGGCGCATGCCGAACTATTCGACGACACGCAATGACTGAGCTGCTCACCCTCGACGAATGCGCCACGACCTTGCGTGTCTCCAAGCGCACGGTCGAGCGCGAGATCAACGACGGCAAACTCGTTGCCACCATGGTCCGGCGCCGGCGCCTGGTTGCGCACTCCGAGCTTGACCGCTACATTGCCGCGGCGGAGGTTCCATGTCGGTCCGAAAGGTTGGGCAGCGCTGGCAAATCAGGGTGCGCCTCGGGGGTGGCTCGCGTGTTGAGCGAACACTTCCTCGGGACGCAACCCGAGCCGACGCGAAGGCGCTCGAAGCTCTGGTCCGCCGCGAGCAAATCGACACCCAAATTGGCAGTCGTCAAAAATACCTGATCGTCACGGCAATCGATCGCTGGGTTGAGACCTCGGCCAAGCACCTGAAAAGCTGGCCCCGAGACCTAGCCTACCGCGTCCCGGTCCTGCGCAAGTACGCCGGCAAGATGAGCCTCGAGCAGCTTCCCGAGCTTGCCGATCGCGTCAAGACCGACGGCCGGCGGGAGAACCTGAGCGCTGCCGCCATCAATCGATACGTCGCCCTCCTGCGCCGGGTGGGGAACCTGGCCGAGAAATGGGGCTGGACCGACCTCCCCCTTGGCCGGCGGATCGTCCTCCTGCCCGAAAACACCCACCGGCACCGGTATCTGAGCCCGAAGGACGTTGACCGGCTCGCGGCCAAAGCGCCCCCCTTGGTTGCTGACATGATCCGCTTCGCGGCCCTGACCGGGTTGCGCCGCAGCGAGCTCCTCGCCCTCCAGCCGGGGCAGATTCGGGGTGGCGTCCTGCTTCTGGGGTCGAACACCAAGAGCGGCAAGCCAAGGGCGATCCCGCTGCCCCCGCAGGCGGCCGCCATTGCACGCAAGCGCCTGCCCTGGGGCATCCACCACTCCATGCTCAGGAATCACTTCCTAGCGGCTTGTCGCGCGTCTGGAATCGAGGATTTCCGCTGGCACGACCTCCGGCACACCTACGCTTCGTGGCTCGTGCAGGCCGGAAAACCGCTTACCGCGGTGCGCGACCTTCTCGGGCACTCGTCTTTGGCGGTCACGAACCGGTATGCACACCTCGCGCCGGAGCATTTACGGGACGCGGTAGGCGCTCTACCGGTGCTCGGGGTGGGGAAAGGGCGGGGAAAACTGCCGGGCGGGACGTCCGGCTAAATCACTGTTTTCAGTGGCGGAAGGGGTGGGATTCGAACCCACGAAGGCTTTCGCCTTGCCGGTTTTCAAGACCGATTGTCGCACACAGGCGCAGTCGGTTTGCCTATGACAGCGGGCGCCAGGCCAGCCTCGAAACCGTCAGAATCGGCCCCGGTTGGGGTAAGGGTGGGGAAAATTCCGCAATTCCCGCCTACCGGACCTCGCCCTGCCCCTTCACCCACGCCTGCAAGGCTCTCAGCCGGTCGGCGACCTCTTGATAGGTGCGGTAGTTGCCGGTGATCGTGGGGAGCGCGGAAGCGGCTGTAGGGCCGGTGGCGGGGTCATCAACTCGTGTGGCGGGCTCGGGAACGGCACCAGCGGCGGCGTCGTGGAGGCGCACCCACTGAGCATCCAGAGTGCAAGACAGAGTAAGCGGCTTGGATTCGACATACTTGGTCACCTCTTTTTCGATTGTCTCGGTCACGGTGCGAGTCTTTGCGGCGCGGTCCCGGTACTCGGTCACGACTCGTTCGGTCACAGCCCCCTGCCGTGTCACGATCCTGACCGCTTGGATTGCCTGCTTGCCCTGAAAGTCGGCCAGCTTCTGGGTTCCGTGCGCGTTGCCCTTGAACCAGCCGGCCGCGAAGATACCGATGACGACCCCGGCGTAGATCAGAGGCTTTATCAGCGCGGGCGGGATCATTGCGCGGCCAGGCAAAGCGCGTGCACCCGGAGCCGGTCGGTCCACAGGCCCGCGCAGATCCTGTTACCCGGCGTGGTGCAATCAAAGCCGTTGAACTTCTTCCACATCAAAATCGCGTCACACGCGCCGGCGTAGTCGCGCGCATTCAGCCGCTTCACGATGGTCGAGGTGCAAAATCCAGTCGCCCCGATGTTGTAGCTCAGGTCTACGAACAAGTCGTACTCGGCCTGGCTGAGCGGCGCGGTCACGCAGCGCTTGAGCGCCCCTTCGAAGGTCGAGACGTCCCGCAGTGCCCGCTCAAGTGCTTTCGGTGGCGTCGTCTTGTCCCCAAGTTTCACCCCTTCGGTCGTGCCAAATCCAATCGTTGGCACGTCACCCGGTACGGGGATCACAGCTTTGTCGGTGTAGCCCTCGCGTGTGGTGATTGCCACGAAGGCCACGGCGCTCAATGTCAGCGCGGCGACTAGCACCCTTGCCCGCTGTGGCTGTCCGGGCATCATTCCTGCGCCACGTCCGCGCGGGCTTGCGGCTGCGCGACGATGCGAGCAAACGCCGAGGCGAGGCCGACCAGCACCGACGCGACACCGAAGTACATCGGCGGGACGAAGCTCTGGAAGAGCGGCAACGTTATCTCGAGCACGCCAAGCCCTGACGCCAGCAACGCCAGACGGATGCTCCAGAGCTTCGGCGCAAGCGCCTGCCAGTCGTCTATGAGGTTCATGGCAGCCACGCGAGGAGAGCAGCGGTTTTCATTTGAGCTGCGTCTTGATGTACTGCCAAACCGCAACCCCTAGAGCGACGATCGCCGCCAGCACAAAGGCTTCCAGCGTTTTTTGCGTCAACGCTGCGACCATCTTGCGCCGCTCGAGCAGTAGCTCGATCTGCACTTGGTGATAGCGGCAGTGCCCCGCCCAATCCCCGGCAGGAAACGCCTCGATGAACTTTCGTTCGAGCGCGTCAACCCGATGAGTCAGCCCGATCTCTTCGGCCTCGGCAGCCTGCCATTCCGACCCGCTGGCGCGTGCGCGCTCCTCGGCTAGCTTGCGGATCTCTGCGTCTGTGCGGAGGATTTCCATTGGGAGTTTCTTCGTGTTGGGTTAGAGGCCGAGCGCCGTTTTCAGCTTCGCCAGTTCGTCCGGATTGGCGACGATCTGGTCAACGAGAGTGCGCGGTCGCCCGACTTCCTTGACGGGTTCGGCTGGAGATTCAACAAACGTCATTGACCCGTCCGCTATGCCCTTGTGCAGATCGCTTTCCTCGGGCGGCTCCCAGTCATGCGGGTAGTCCCCGATTACTCTTTCACCCCACATCAATCGCTTGTTAGCCATCATGCGCTCCCCACGTAGGCCGCAGTCACCGTGCATTGCTGCGTGTAGTTCCCCACCACGCCAGCCCCCAAAACACCCAAAGCGGGGAGAATGGTGACCGTCTGCCCGGCTGTAAGCGTTGCTGTAAATTGCACGCTGCCGGAGAAGCCTTGCGCTCCGTTAGCGCTGAAAACATGGATCGGATATTCCACCGTACTCGGGATGAGCGTCCCGGTTCCGCCCTTGGTGATGCGTACCCACAAATCGGTTATCCCAGCCAGTCCCTCATTCTGAGCAGACACTGTGACAATGTAGTTCCCTGCCTTAACGCAGGTCAGCGTTAGCGTTCCAGACGAGTTGGCCATCGTGAGGTATGCGGGCGCTGTAATGCTCGCCGCGGCTGTAGCAGGAGCGTTCGTGGCCGTCCCCGCAACGTCGCTTGGATCCCAAGCGGTGTACTGGTAGACGGAGGCGGACTTAGACACGGTTGCTGGCTGATACGAGGCACATCGCCAGTTTCCCGAACCCTCGGAAACCATGATCGCTACATCCCCATCGGCGGTGGTGATGTTTGCAGCACCGGGAAGGATCAGACTCGTTGCGTTGTGCGTGAGGGTTAAGGCTCCCTCGAATTTGATGATCTTGAACATGCCCTCGGCGCCCGTGCCGAAAGATGTAATCGGCGTCGTGCCCGTGATGTCGTGCATCAAGCCGCGCGTAGCTCCGAGATCGGTTGTGGCGGCCGAGGCGATGTCCGCGCCCTTCTTCGCGTCCATGTTTCCGCCGAACACGAGATCACGCGAAAGGAACAAATCACGCCACTGGAGCGCTGCGCTCCCCAGGTCGATGGCAGCGTCCGCGTTCGGCCGGAAATCCGCCGTCGGCTTCGTCTCGTTATTTTTCGTCAGCGCGGCATTCAGGCCGGTGGCGATGTCCTGATCGTGCGTGTCGTGCTGGTTGGAAACGATGTTGTGACCAGCCGCCTGCGCGTTTTGCCACGTGCTGGCGCCCGTCTGCCCGCCACCGTTCGTGCGCGAAAAAGTGCCGTTGCCGTCCCAAGCCATTAGAAGCCTCCCCGTCCGGGTTCGTACATATATTGGGTTGCAAACCAGTCGACCGACCGGGTTGAAGTCAGGATGTCGAGCGCGGCCGACACGTTGTAGCCAGCGCCATCGGCCCCGAGCCAGTTGTCATTGATCGCCGAGAGGTCCGACCATGGCGAGCCCCAGACCGAGCCCCAGGGGGAGGCAACAGCCACGCCCGACGAATCCGCTTGTGAGGTGCGGATCAGGCCGAAGTCCACGCCGAGACCCGCAGAGAACGCAACCGAGCCGCTCACGCGCAGCATCGGGCGCATGGCCGTGAATCGCTTCTGACGCGAGCGTGAGCCGAGGTACGTCCAAGCCGTCTGCGCACTGGCCGCGATCGCCGCGCCCGCATCACTCGTTCCGTCGTCGAATTTGTACACGACACCCGAGCCGCCGTAATAAAGCCGGTCGTTGAACATCCACCACGCACGCGCATCCACGCCCTGAAACTTGCACCAGGCGCCGGTGAGCGTGTTAAGGACGTGCTGTTCGTACGAGGTCGACGAGATCGGCACGTTGAAGATGCCCATGTTCGCGAGCGGGTAGTAGATCGACTGCCAGCCAAAATTCGAGGCATAACTGCGGGTGGCGGCCAGCACCGCCTTTCGGATCTTGTCCGATAGCGCATCCGTCTGATTCGTGCGCTCCGAGGCCAGCACCTTGGACAGCGGCTGGTAGCCATCGACCGTCGAGATGATGAGATCGGCGCCAACCTTGGTCAGCGCGCGCACTCCCAGCGGCGCCCCGACCTTGAAAATACCCACCAGCGTCCATGAAGCAGCGACGCCCGGGTTGTCACCCGAGTAGATCACCACGTCCCCCGAGGAGAGCAGGAACACCGCGAGATCATCGAGCGCGCCATAGCCGCCGTCGCGCGTCCAAGTGCCCATGGCCACGAGGTTGCCGCCGGTACCGGCCACGCGCCCGAGCGGGAACTTGGTCAGCACGCCCCCGAGCGCGCTCACCGCCGAGTACCAGAAATCCTGCGTGCGCGTGTCCCAGAAATACGAGCGCCCGTGATACACGTTGATGCCGTTCAGGTTGGCCGGTGTCAAACCCACACCCGAGATCGTCATGGCGGCCACGGCCGCGCCGGTATGCACTTGCGGTGCGTCGGCGCCGTTGACCAAGCCCACGCGCGCCCCGCCGCCCGCATCGTCGAACTGCGCCCACTGCCAGCGATTGCTCGTGAAACCCGAGGCGAGCGAGACAGCGGCGCCCGCAGCAGTCGCGTCCCAGATGTTGTTGTTCGCGCAGGCGAACATCTTGCGCACGGCCCCGGCGTTGAATTCGCCGCCCGACTCAACCGACCCGCCAAGGCCGGTCGCGTGCGAGGTTCCGCCGTTGCGAATCGAGCACTGCCCTTGACCGGGGAACCAGTTCACCAGGCTGATCGCTTCGTTGTCGGCCAGGCTGTCGATCTCGTCGCGCGCGTTCCAGCCGCCAACGGGCGCAGGGACGCTCTTCACGATGCCCTTGGGGCCGCGGTCGATCCGGCGGCCGGCGCGCTGGGCTGCGAGCTGCATCACGATCCGAACCCGCCTTCGCGCACGTTCGGCCGCATGCTGGTGCGCGCCCCGCCCATGTCGAGTACCGGCGCCCCGCCGTCGTCGGCAAAAGCCTGATTGATCGCGTCCTCGGCTTCTTGTTTTTCCTCGGCGTAGGCGAAGCCCTTGCGGTTCAGGATCCGCCAAACGCAGTCCAGCTCGAGCAGCTCCTCGCTGATCAGGGCGATGTCGGTATCCACCGCGTACGCGGCTTTACCGCCCGCGTTCGCGCTGTCCTTCACCCACTGGTCAGAGGCGTACTCGAACACCATCGACACCACCGCCGTGGGCGTGGGATCGAGAAAGAACTTGTTCACCCGGGTGTCGGGCTTGATGCGAAAGGCCGAGCGGATGCTGGGCGCCACGATGCCGGATTTACGCACCTGCCAGAGCGTCGGGCTGGTCGGCCCGCGCAGGCTCCAGTATTTCGTACGGTCCCATGCCGTCTGATCGAGCAACCGCTCGAAGTCCGTGGGGAGCGCATAGCTCGCCGTCGCAGCCACCGTCGAGAAGGTGTGCTCCTTCTGCAGGATCACCCAGTTCTTTTTTGCCAGGCGCTTGCCCGCGCGGTTGATGAGCCGCAGGAGCTGCTTGGCCGTCTTGTCCGTCGAGCCGATCACCACGCTGGGGGCGGGCAATCCCACTTCTTCAGCGACGGCCTGCGCGACGCTCAAGAGACTCATTGCGCGGTTTCCGCGTGTGCAGCACCGTTGGCCTTGAGCTTGCGGGCCTTGAGCTTGCGGGCCTTCGGCGCGGTCAGGATGGCGAGCTGCTCCTGCAGTCGCCTGATCGCGTCACCCTGCTCCGTGAGCTGCCCCTTGAGCGCGGAGTTTTCCTCGGCCAGGCTCAGGGTCTGCACGCTGGTTTGTGAAAGAAAGGCCTTCGCGCGTTTTATGAGATCCCGGGCGCCGGCCCCGATCTCCTGAATCACGGTCTCGTCCGAGACGCCCGCCATGTCCTCGATCGAGCGAATGTTGAGCTGCTTGAGCCTGATCGCCATCGACGGCCCTAGGCCGGGCAGCTGCTCGATCGGGGAGCCAACCAGCGGCAGCGGCTTTTGCGTGAAAAACTGGTGATAGGCAATCGGGTATTGCTTCTTGTGCTTGAGCGTGACCTCTTCGACCACGATCTGTTTTGACTGCCCCTTGATCTTGATCTCGACGTACTCGCGATCCTCGTACACCTCGTGCCCGGCTTCGATGGATTTCAGGCCCATGAGCTTGGGCTTCACGAAAAATTGGACGATCAACATCTTGTCGTCCTCTTGCTGCGCACCCGGAAGGAAAGACATGAACGATTGCTCTGTGGGCTCCATCTATGCGGCCTCTTGAAGTTGTTGTTGTTGTGCGACAAGTGCGATGAGGCCCTCGCCGTGGACCTTGATCCGGCAACCCGCTGCGCGAAGCAACGGGGCCTGCTGCTCGAAGCCCTGCGCCTGCTGGATCATCCAGGGCGCGCAGCGGAATTTGCGCCCCGAGAAATCGACATCGAGCACGCTCTCGGCATCGTTCATCGGTTGCGGGTAGGCGTGATTCGCGCCCCCGCGATAACAACTATCGAACCCGAAGAGATGAAGATTGCGAAAGCCCCAGAGGCTTGCGATCGTCATGGTCTTGAGGCCGACCGTCGCCCCGCCACCAAGCGCGATGACGGGTTTCCCGCAAGCGTCGATCACCGGCTCGATGCCCTCGACATATGCGGTCCAGACGATCACGTCATAGCCTGCCAGCGCATCGAACGCCGACGGATGGCACTGCGAGGCGAGCAGGTACGTGACGTCATCCTGCGGGCCCTGCACGAACTGCACGTTGTCCGGCCGCGCGTCGGCCATGACGCAGAAGTTCGGCACGATCCCGCGATCGATCAACCAATCATGCGTGCCGTTCAGCGCGAAGATCACCGCGCCGCGATTGCGCAGTTGCTGGAGCTTGGGCAGGTTGTCCGCGAGCGACGGCCCGCCGCCCACGATGATCGCGGTCTTGACGTGGGCCTTATCGATCTCGCGGAATTGCGGAAGATCGCGCGCGAGATTCACCCGGGCCTGCTCGATCAGGATCTCGGCCGGCGTGTTCGTCGGCAGGTTTGCAATGGGGTCCGGGGCAGGCTTCGTCATTTCGTGTGCCGCGTGCGGCAGGAGCCCGTCACCTGAGACGGTGACGACGCAATCGGCTTGCGCGAGTTGCCCGGCGATGGATACAAACTCGTTGACCTGCGCGACCATCCAGGGCGCGGCTTTGAACGTGCGGCCGCCGGCTGTCGCCTCGATCACTGAATCCGCGTCGTTCGCGGGCTGGGGGTAGGCGTGGTGCACCTCTTCGTAACTCGAGTCGAAGCCGAACAGGTGCATCGTCCGGTGTCCGAGCCGGTAGGCGACGACCAGCGCCGCCAGGCCCACGGTTGAGCCGGAGCTCACGAGCTCGTCGGCTGATTCGCCCGCCGGCAGCGTCTCCGCGATCCCTGCGGTGTTCATGTGCATGAGCGTGACCTGATGCGACGCCAGCGCATCGAAGATCCCGGGCGCGCACTGGGAGGCCACGTAGTAGCGCTCGGCCATCGGCGGGTCCACGAAACGCACGTTCTCGACCCGCGAATCGATGATGACCTGCACGTCCGTCTTGATCCCCTCGGAAGCCAGGTAATGCACCGCGCCGTTCACCGCGAAAACGAGGCAACCGTTCTGCACGCGGAGGCGAAGCTCGTCCAGTGTGTCGACGAGGGAGGGGCCACCCCCGACAATCGCGACCGCGCGCTCGAGAGCGAATTCGGCGGTATTGAATCGCGGCAGGTCGCGCGCGCACGCCAGGCGCACGTTCTCGGCGACCGTTTCCCGCGCGGTGTTTGCGACTAGCTCCAACTCGGCGACCGATCCCCCACCGACGCGCCACGCCATCTGCACCCATTCGAGGCCTGCGTTGTGCGGGCGCGGCTCGCCGTGGAAACACACCACGCGCGTGCCCCTCGGGTACATCGGCCTGCAGTGCGCCTTGAACGAGCAAAATTGTCCCGGGAGGAGCTTTTGCAGCACGTCGGCGTTGCGCGCGAACTCCCCGCCCTCAAGCTGGTTGATCCACCACAGATCGCCCCAGTCGTTGCGCGGCTTGCCAGCGGCCTCCCATGCGTCCCAGATTCGCGCAGCGGCCCCGCCTGCCTCCCACAGCATCACCGCAGGCCCGAGGCGCTCGGGCGTGTAGAAATCGTGCAGCGTGGCGAACTGGCCGCGGTAGCCGACGATGTCGTCAAGCCTTCCGACGATCACGGTGTCCAGGTCCATGAAGACCATGCGCGAGCCATCGGGGAACAGGCCCCGGTTGAACATCCAGAGCTTGCCCCACCAGCGTTCCAGATCCGCCGGCAGCGGCAGCGTCTCGATCCCAGCGTCCAGGCCGCTCGGGTCGTCCGTGATGCAAACGAAGCGGCCGGGGTAGCCCAACGGCAGGCACCGCGCGACCATGTCGCGGAGAATGTTCACGTACTCCGGGCCGTACATCGGGCCGGCCTTCAGGCACACGAATGTGACGGGGGGCGTCCACTTGGAGCGGAGAATCGCCTCGTTTCTCAGGAACTTCTCGGGCGGCCAGGCGATGCGGGCGCCTGTTTTCGGGTGCGTCACGATCAGATCGTCGCGGATCTGGGGCACGGCGCCGGCCCGCTGCATGCGCCGGGCAAAGTCGATATCTTCGTAGCCCGCGCCCTCGCGGTAATCCTCGTCCCAGCCGCCCGCGCGAAAATACAGGTCGCGGTGCATGGCCCCGCAGAAGGCGCGTCCGAAGCCCTCGGGAAGCTCCGGCGCGTCCGTGGCGCGCTCGGTGCTGTGGCAGTGCCATTCCTTGCTCTCAGGGCAGTACGCGGCGGCGAGCACGTAGGCATCCGGCCCGCCCTCTATCACCGCGTGCGCAAGCTGCTTGAGCACCGGCTGCTCGTGCAGGATCTCGATGCAGGAGAGCACGAGGATGTCGCCCGTCGCGGCCTTGGCGCCGACGTTCCAGCACGTTGCAGGCGATTTCGGCTCGTCCTTCACCGGCAGATAGATGACCCGCACGTTAAGCGGTCCGGGCTGAGGCTGGAATGGAACGCTATTGCCGTCGTCGACCACGATCACTTCCAGATCGAGCCCGGCGTAATGCTGATCGAGCAGCGCGAGTGCCTTGTCCGCAGCGGCCTGCCGGTCCCAGTACGGGAGGATGAGTGAGATTTTCACGCGGCTTTCCTCTCGCTCTGCTTGTAGATGTGCGGTAGCGGAATGACGATTTCTCCACCGAAGCCCCGCAGCTTCGGCTGGATCTCCGCGAGGAAACTCCAAGCGAACACGACCACGCACTCGGGCGGCTCGGTGACAAGGCGCTCGGCCGGCGAGATCTCAATATGCGTTCCGGGCGTGAAGAACCCGTGCTTTGCCGGCGCGTCGTCCACGATGTAGGCGATGTCCTGCGCGCCGAGCCCTGCGTACTGCAGCAGCGTGTTCGTGCGCCCGCACGCCCCGTATCCGGCAACCTTCCCGTATCCCGCAAGCAGCGCCTTCAGGTCCGCGCTGTGCGCTTGCGCAGCTTGTGCGAACTGGAGGTAACGCGCTGGCTTGTCCAGTCCGGCCCAGAGCTCCTGTGCGCGCTGATCGTGCACCGCGCGGGCCACCGCGTGAGTGCCTTTGGCGCTCGCGTAATACCGGCGGCTGCCGGCGTGCGTGCCGATCGGCTTCAAGTCCCAGACCTCCAGCCCATGGCGCGCGAGCAGAGTGTCCAGCGCGATCAGCGAGTAGTAATACAGGTGCTCGTGATACACCCAGTCGTAAGCCAGACCGAGCACCATGTCGTCGAGCCGGTTGACCTCGAAAACGAACGAGCCGCCGGGTGCGAGCGTCCGGGCAACCGCGGCGCACGCATCATTGATGTCAGCGATGTGGGCGAACACATTGTTTGCCACGATGAGATCGAAACGGTCTCCGCCGAGCGCGGCCTTCGCGAATTCGGTGCCCCAGTAGCCATTGATGATCGGCAGATCGCGCGGCGTGACGTTCTTCGCCGGGTCCACGCCAAGGAGTCTGCGCACGCCGAGCTTCTGCAGCGGGCGCAGCAGAATCCCATCGTTGCAGCCGATTTCGAGGACGCTCTCGGGCTTGAACCGCTCGACAAGATCGCGCGCCATCAGCTGAAAGTGCGTGCGCATGGTCTCGGTCGCGGACGAAAAATAAAAATAGTGCTCGAACAGGATTTCGGCCGGAACCTGCTCGCCAACCTGCACGAGAAAACACTGCTCGCAAAACCTGAGCGTGAGGGCGTGACGCTTTTCTGAATCGAACGCATCCGGCTTCAGAAAAGCGCCCGCCAAAGCCACGCGGCCGAAGTTCATCACTTCGACCGTGCGGCCCTGGCATGAGGCGCAGTGGTGCATTTGTTACGTGATCTGCGACTGCGTGACCGGCCGATTGATGAGCACGGTGACTGTCGAGGTCGTGGAAACGATGGTCGTCAGGTTCGCGGTTTGCGCACCCAGGATCATCTGCCCGGCCGATGCGAGCGTTTTCATCCGCCCGGCCGTTGCGCTGATGAAGATCGGAACCTGCGGCAACGTCGCCACCGTCGTCTTCCTGATCACCGCGAGGCCGGTGATCTGATACCAGCCGTACTGGCCGGCGACGTTCGCTCGCATCGCAACCGCGACCGGAGCACCCTTGACCCGACCGTTTGTCACGGTCAGCAAGGCCGTCAGGCCGGTGGCTACGTTGTAGATCACCAGCATGCCGGTGAGAGTGCCAACAACGCCGAGCAAGTAGATGAACTCGCCGTGCCCCTGGCCGTTCGTCGCATCGTCGGCCGCCCTGATGATCGTGCCGACAGGGTGGTTTTGCGTCGAAGAGCCATCGGTGATTTTCTGCAGTCCAGGCGTGGGGGAAAGGATACGAAATGGCATGGTCTTCTCCTTATGCCTTCAGCGTGCCCTGAAGAGCGAAATTGCTGCCCGTCAGGTTCGCTGCGAACGTGATCAGTTGCACGATCGCGTCCTGGTTGATGGACTGCACGCGATCGAGCGGCGTGAAGTTGCGCTTGGGCGAGTACCGCATGAACAGGTAATCCGTGTTCAAGAAGTACATCTGCGAGGCCGGCATTTCGGTCGAGTCCTCGTAGCAGACATCAGCCGAGCCGAACGCCACGCTCTGGAATCCGGCAACACCACGCTTCGGATCGTTGATCCGCTGGATGGCCTGCAGGCTCGACCAGAACAGGCCGTAATACAGCGCATCGGCCAGGATCAGGTCCGGCTTGTCCGCGCCGCGAGTGCATCGCAGGTACAAGGTGTTCATGTACCGCTGGATGTTCGTGGCGGTGGCGGCCGTGCCCCCGTCCGTGCTGGCGTCGTACACATGATTGCGCGCCCAGATGTTGGCCGTGAGCGAGCGATCGACCCCGCCGACGGTGCCGGTTGTCGGGTCGTTCGCCACCAGGAGCTTCAGGCCCCCCAGTTGCTTGCCGCCCGAGCCAGTGCCGTTCGAGATCGCGCCGATGTTGATGTTGTTCTTCAGCGTTTTCTCGGCGTTTTTGATGCGCGCCTCGAACAGATCGATGATCTGCTCCTTGCCCGTGTTCTGCACGTCGATCTCCAAGCCGGAGGCGGACACCGAGGCGGCGGCCTGCTTCCAGTTGAATTCGAATGCGCTGATCACGTCCGGAGGAGAGATATCGATCTCCTCGTAGCCGGAGTACCACTGGAAATTACCCTCCGCGTACTCGACCTCTTGCACGATCGTGCGGCCGGTGGCGGGTTTCCATGACCCCTTTTCCTTCAACTTCATCGACAGAGCGTTGCCCTTGGACACGTTGTCCGCGGTTTTTCCGCTCCGGTTTCGAAGAGTCGTGGTGATGATCTCCGAAAGGTTGGGTGTTGGCATGATTTCCTTCTATGATTTTGGCGCTACACGCGGCCCGAAGTCGCATCCCATGCGGCCTCCAGATCCCCACGCAGCGAATTGGGTTGAGCGGCGACGGATGTCGCAGCGCCCTCGCCCTTCACGTCGAATCCCGCGGTCCTGGCTGCGTTCGCTTTGACCTTGCGTTCCTCGTCTTCCCGCACCCGGCGCTCGGCGTCTTGCGCTGCGAGCACCTTTTGGCGTACGGCGGGGTTGGCGTAAATGGCGCGGTCGTAGGCGTCCTGAAGGGAAAGCGAGTCACCCGATTCGCGGGCGGCGCGAAGGAGCATCGAAATGTCCTTCGCGACGTCATCGAAGTGGGGGCGAAGCGGCTTACCTTGGGCGTCCTGTTCTTCTGCGAACTGCTCGACTTTCGACAGATTGGCGTTACGTTCCTGCTCCTGCTGGTGCTGGGCGCTGCGCTGGGTGTTGCCCTCCAGCTGCGCCAGACGGTCCTCGAGCCTTTTGACGTTGGGGTCCGGCTGGCCCGCTTGGGTGCCCCCCTCGACAATCTGCTTGAGGTCGATTCCGTATTTCCCGGCGAGCCACTGAATGCCCTGCGCGGGATCCTTGATGAGTGCGTGGTGCGCGGCCGTGAGCTGGCGCACCGCCATGGGGATGGTCATGCCGTCGGAGGCCATCGCCTCGGAGAACGGCTTGAAGATCTCGCGCAGCTCGTCGGCTTCGCGGCGCACATGGGCGACTTCCTGCGAGCGGCGGGTGTAGTCGGCCTCCATGGCCTTGTGGCGGCTCATGAGCCACGTCTTGACCTCGGGGCCTTGCTTGGCGAAAAACTCGCGATCCTTGGCCGGCCAGTGCTGGGGGGCCTCGGTGGCGGCGGCTGCGGCCTTCTGCTGGTCTTCGATCTCGGCCCGGGCGCGATCCTCCGGAGCCATGGCCGCAAGCTCGGCAGTGCGCCTGGAAGCCGCCACAGCCGCGTCAGGCGCGCCCGTCTTGTCGGGGGCTGTCTCAGTACCCCTCCCGGCGCGCGATTGCGCCAGCGTGCGCGCAGCCTCGCTCACGTCGGGTTTGGGGGCAGGCTTGGTCCCGGTCTTGTCGTCACCGGTAGTCGCGGTCTTGTCGGTCTCGGTCTCGCCCGCGCTCGCGTCCCAGGCCGCGGCCAGATCGCCGCGCAGCGAGGCCGAGTCCCCGCCTCCGGTGTCGGTGGTCGTCTCGCCACCGGGTGACTCCTCGAGCGCGCGAAACGGGACAAGGGCGGCGAACAGGCAAGAGAACAGGGTTTTCAGCATGGTGGGGATCCTTTAGGCGACCGCTTCGTGCGTGTCGTGGTTGAAATCGAAGGCGTCGGCGCTCTGTTCATTCAGGGCGACCGCGCGCCGTGCAGCGATCTCCTCCGGGTGCTTGGGCGCCATGGATTTGTCGTTGCCGACTTCCTCATAGCCGTTGCGGGCCAAGAAGGCGTTGTGCTCGGCCTGGCTGCGGATGATCGGGCGCTCCCCCGACTCCTTGTCCGCTGCGACCGAGCGATAGGGGCTGAAGACGCTGACCATCGTCGCGGTGATGCGTCGCTCGGTCGCGGCACCGCAGGCGCATGCCGGGCAGTCATCGCGCTCGGCGATCCTGCGAAAGGCGTCCTGTCGCTTCGCGCATTGGTTACAAAAGTAAAGGTACGTGGGCACGGTGCTAGACTCCCTTCCCATGCAGAGCGGTTGGTTCTACGTCGCGTTGTTTCTCGTCATGGGCGTGATCGGTCCGGTGTTCTGGACCGTCACCCTGACGGTGCTGCTGTGGCTTGGCCGGCGCTATCTTTCGGATCATGTCGGGCGTCGCTTATTCGGCCATTACTGGAAGGCGAAGGTACGGAGACAGCACGGGCTGCATCGCGGCGGCGATCGCGGCTCGGCTTGAGGGCTGCGCGATCTGCGCCGCGCCGCGCGCTGCGGCAGTGTTCCCCGGACCCCTCGGATACCAAGTCACCGCAGGCGAGGTCGTCGCTTTTGCGATCGGGTAGGAAAAAAATGAGTGCCACGCAGTCGAGAGCGGATCGGAAACCATCTGCCGCTCGGCAGTCGGGGAGCCAGCGGTCAGCGGCTTCAGTCCCTCGCCCACACGCGCTACGTCATCGAGCGGCCCCTGCGTTGTTCCGCGACGGAAGGCCGAGGGGTTGTTCGTGCGCATCGTCGAGGCAACCTTCGCCGCGCTGACGTTCCCGGCCTCGGCTGTCGCGCCCTTTTCCAGTGTCTTCAGGTTCCCGTATTGGGGGCGCACGGTGCGCAGCGCATCCGCAAGCGTGGCCTGCCCTCCGGCGCGCAGTGACGCGTCCGCCGAGTTGTCGAGAGCCTCCAGAAGCCGCCCATAGAGGACTCGGTTCGTGCCGTTGGCGTCGTAGGCGGCCTCAGAGAGCCCCGAGCGGATCAACTGGTAAGCCTCCCCGTCGATTCGACCCTTGTTCGCTCCCAGCGTGATCGCCCGCTGGGCAAGGGACACGAGCGCCGGATCCTGCTGCGTGGGCAGCATCTTTCCTTGCATGCGCAGGATGTCGTTCGCCGCGTTGACCACGCCGGGTCCGATCTGGATCGGGCGGCCGCCCAGGTTGCGAATCCCGTCGAACACCTGGCCCATGCGGTGCGCGGCGTCGGCGAAGACCTGCGGGGTCATTTCGTCGGCGGTTTCACCGATCGAGCGCGCGGCGGCGCGGTTCACGGCCGTCTGGTTGCCTTGCGCGAATTCCTGCATCACCCCGGAGCCGCCGGGTGCGCGGGCTGCATAGTCCTCCATGCGGCGAAAGAACGCGCTGCCCGTGGCCTCAGACAGGCTCGGTTGCCGGCCGATCCGCTCGCCCGCGGCAAGCGCCTGCTGATGTGCTGGGGCGGCGGCTTTTGAGGTCACCGGTGAAATGATGTTGGCGATCCTGTTTCCGAGAAATCCACCCGCAGCCGTCGCCCCGGCGCCGAGGATTCCGCGCGTGGCGCGCTCTTTCGCTGTTCCTTGGCTCGCGGCTTCGATCCCACCGACAGCGGCGGCGGCAGGCAGCACGCCAGCGGAAGCCGGGATCGCCATGAAGGGCAGTGCCTCACCCGCGCCCGTGGCGAACGGTCGTTCGCGCTGCAATCCGGCGTAAGCGGTGTCCTTCTCGGCCTCGGATGCGGCGAGCGCCTCGCGTGCCTTGCGCGCAGCATCCCCGCCCATGTCGGCGGGCAGGATCTTTTCGCCGGCCGTGAGTGCGGCCTCTTTCAGGCCCATGGCGAATTTGTCGAACTTGCGCCCGGCGCCGATCATCAGCGTGTTGCCGATCGTCTCGCCCTTGGCCGCGATGTCGGCGGCTTCGCGCTTCAATGCGGGGTCTACGGGCCGCAGGGCCATCAGGCCGGCGTCGGATACCTTGGATAGGTCCCCGCCCCGAAGTGCCGTCAAATCCTCCGTAGAGAGCCCGGAGAGGTCCATTACCGGCCTTTCCTTTTCGCCAGTTCCGCGTCGATGGCATCAACGGATGGCAGGCCACGGCGGTCCGGTCCTGCGTAAGCCCCGCCCGGCTTGTACGCGGGCGGCTCGTCGACGTTCATGAACTCGACCATGCTTGCCGCCGAAGGATTGGCGCGCAGCCTCTGCACGTTCGCGGCGTTCGCGCGGATCTTGAAGCGCGCGGTCTTGTCGAGCGTATTGGTGAGTACGCGCAATTCGGGCACGGTGAGTTTGTCGATTTCTCCGGCAGAAGCGCGGCGAATGATCTCGCGCTCCGCTTCCGTGATCTGGCCCTGCCCCTTCATCTGCTGGGCGGCGTCAAGCTCGAGTTGCGCGAGCCCTTGAATTGCAGAACGGGTCTTGGTCAGCCGCTCATCGGGTGAAGCGCCGGGGGCGAACTTCTCCCCGATCTGCATGAGCACCATCTGCGGCGTCGTGCCGGGTCCGGCAACGACCTTTCCGCTATCCAATGCCTCGCGAATCTGCCCGACCGTGTTCAGCGTGCTGACTGCGGCCTTTGCGTGTTCGGTCGCTGTTGCGACAGCGCCGCCGAGCTTCTCCCCGACCTGGCCGAGGAACTGTTTCTCGGTGCTCACCGCCACGTTCATGCTCGCGGCCGGTGCGTGCGTCGTCTGCTTGCCGATGCGGGCCTTCATCGCGGCGGACCACTCGGGCGAGCCCTTGGTCATGCCGGCATCCATGAGCTCGCGCGCGAACCCGGCCGGCTCGGTCGGCAGGTTCGCGACCGGCTTGTTGTCACCGCCGAAGCGCGTACCTCCGGGACTGAGCGTGTAGCCCTCGGGCGTTTTCGGGATCTCGCCCACCTTCGCCCCGTCCTGATAGAGCACGTCTCCGGGCTTGAAGGCCTTGATCTCGCGCGGCTTCATCGCATCGGCAACAACAGCTTTTGCAGCATCCCTCGGGTCGCCAATGCGCCCCATCAGGCCCATGGCTGCGGTCTGGCGATCTGCGGGGCTCGGCGCGTAGCTCGGAGCGGTGACCGTTGAGGTCGCGCCCATGCCGTCGTTCGCTTGCTCGTCCATGATCTGCTCGGTCGAACCCGGCCGGGGCGTGATTGCCTTTGTGTAGTCGCCCATGGCAGACGCGATCTCGGAGCGTTGACGCTCGGCGAGGGACTTCTCCTCGGTGTCCAGATCCCGCACGCCCTTCTGCGCCATGTACGCCTGCGCGACCTTGGCGATGCCCTCCAGCGGGCTGCGGCGTACAGCGATGCCGCTCGCGTACTCGGTCCCGGGCATCGGCTGCATGGATTGGGCGAGCATGGCCTCCGAGACCTTGCGGCGTCTGGCCATGCGTTCGCGTTCGAGGTCGAAGTCGTTCATCAGTGCACCGTCCTGCCGGCGAGCAACCGGCCGTAGTCGACCATTGCGAAGCCGGAGGCGTGGTACAGCACGGCCTCGGGCATGAACGGCTCAACTTCGTCGGCCATGACGCCGTAGTGCGGGCGAGCGCCCCTCTCGTCCCAGAGGTAGCTGAAAGCGTACCAACCGACGCCCGGCGCAACCTCGCCCACGCGCGCAATGTCACGCTTCAAGCGACGATCCGAGAACGCCAGCGGTAGCGCGGCCGCGCCGAGCGAAAACAGGCCGCCCATCGTTGAGTTCTGCCCCGCGACCCCCGCGTTGTAGCCCGCAAGCTCGCCCTGATACTGCCGATTGAGCCCGACCTGCTGATTCTGGAATGCCCCGCCCACATCAATCTGCCCGCCGCTCGGATTGAGCGGATTCAGCTGCTGGCCCCCGAGCAACGCTGCAAGCTCGTTGTACTGCTGCTGGCGCTGCGAAAGAGCACGCGTGCGCCCGTCCTGATCCATCGCCATCTCGCCCGCGAACGCAGCTTGATCGCGGTTCTGCGTGCGGCTGAAGTCGTCGCCGAACTCCGCAGCCTGCTGGCCCCGAGTGCGAAGATCCCGGCTGTAATCGGCCTCCCGCTCGCCGGTCTGCTGCCCGCGCACTGCCATGGTCCTGCCGAACTCCTGCCCCGCCTGCGACTGCGCCCCACCCAGTGCGGTGGCCACATCGCCCACGTTTTGCTGCCGAGTGGAGAGCGCGCGTCCGAACTGGTTTTGCTCTTCGTTCGCGCCCTGGATGATCGAGTCAAGGGACGCGGTGTTGTAAGCATTCGAGCGCTCGCGCCCGAACACGTCATTGGCCTGGCCGTAGGCTTCCGAGCCGATCGGTAGGCCCTGATTCACGAGCTTCTGGTCGAGCTGCTCCTGCATGCGCCCGTACGTCGGGTCGAGATTCAGGCGTGCTTTGTCGTAGACCGCGCGCTGCACCGCGCTGCCGTCGACGTTCGCGTCCCAGGGCGAATCCGAGAACGACCTCAGGCGCGCGACCAATTCCCGGCTCGTGGCGTCGTCCGTGGACGGATTGAACGTGCCCATGTCGCGCACGCTGGGATTGAACGTGCCCGCGCTCTGCGTGAAGCTCGGAGAGGCCCGGCCCATGCGATCGAGCGCCGCCCTCGACCCACCGCCGGACGGATCGAAGCTGAAGGGCGAGGACGAGAACTGCCCCATCTGCGTGTTCGCGCGCCCGAGCATCTGCTCGGCAATCGCATTTCTCGAATCGAACTGGCGCTGCTGTGAGGGGTCCAGCGCGATCGTCTGCGTCCACGGATTATCGAACTCACCGCCCGATGTGGAGCCGCCTGTGGAGCCGCCCGGCGCGCTTGTGGGTGCATCGGACTCCCATTGCGGAACCATTCCCTCACCGCCGCCCTGCTCGACCCAGCGGCCACCACTGGGCGAGGCCGGGCCAGGCAGCATCGGCGCGCTTGGCACGCTTGAGCGCGGCGGCGTCCACGTCTGCGACCCGAAGGGGCTGCGCACGTTATAGCGGTTGACCTTGGCCTCAGCCGCAATCTGGACCGCGGGATCGGGCGCGGGCGGCGCGGGCGGGGGTGAACCGCCCTTGTCGAAAGCGAACGGCCGGTAGCCCCAGCCCAGCATCCGCAGAATCTCTTTCAGTACCATGGGCACTCCTCTTTCAGCATCCCGAGCACGACCCCATCCACGTCACCGGGAAAGGACTTGCGCACGACGCCCTCTTGCACGGCCCCGAGGCGCGCGCACAGATCGATGGAAGGCTGGTTGTCAGCGCGGCACACGAACGTGACCCTCCGCAACGCCCACTGGTTGAACGGCACATTGAAAATCGCGCGTAACGATCGCCTCGACGCCCAGCGCTTCGTCCCGTCGGTCGCAATCGACAGCTCGCACGAACGCGCCGAAAAACGGCTGTAGACCACGACGAACACCGGCTCCGCAGCCACACCCGCGAGCCAGCGCACGCTGCCGGGCTCCCAGGACGCCTGAAGCTGCGCCTGTGCCCAGGCGAGCAGCCGCGGATCCTGTGCAGCGATGATTTCCAATCACTGCACCATCGCGCCGACGGGCGCGCCTCCGACTGGCGGCTGCATCGGGGCTTCTGCGCCGGGCTGCGCCGCCGGATCGAGGATCCCGGCGAGCTTCGCCTGCTTGGAGAGGAGGTCGAGCTGCACCCCCGGGGCCATGGCCTCGCCCTTGGTGATCTCCTGATAGGCCTTGGCCTTCGCTGCGACCATGTTCGCGGTCGCGGCCTGCTTTTCGATGTCGCGCATCTCGGCGTTGTGCTGCATCACCGCCTGCTGCTCGGCTTCCATGGCCTTCTTCGATGCGTCCTCGCCTTGCTGGCCCTCACCCTCGCCTTCACCGTCGCCCATGGCCCCGCCAGAGATCCACTCATCGAGCACTTCCTCGAGCTGCGGGCTCGCGGGGAAAGCCCGCACACCGAACATCATCAGTTCACCCGCGACCTTCTTCGGGATCATTCCCGATTGCACGGCCGGCAGCGCCTTCTCCAGGAACCCGGTCACCGCGGTGATCAGGTCCACGCGATTCTTCTGCTCTTCGTCGGCGCGGGCCTTGACGGTCGAGTCGGTCTCGATGTCGACCTTGAAGCCGCGCAGCTTGTCTGAGCGAAGCACCTTCATCACGGCCTCCCAGCTCGGGCGCCGGCCCATCGGGTTCTGCGGATCGGTCTGCGCGAGCTGCATGCGCTCGGCTTCGGTGAACGCAAGCTGAATCCCGGTCATGAGGGCCAACGTCTGCTCGCTGAAGTGCTCGGCGATGATCTCGGCCATGATGCGGATGAGGTCGCGTGCGTAGCGCTGCACCTCGGCCTGGCGGGGCTGCACGCGAATGGAGCCCCATTGATTCTTGATCTTCTGCGCCCCCAGCGTCTCCTGTGCTTGGGTCGAGCCGCGCATGATGTCGCTGATCCCGACCTTCTCGTAGATGTTGGCCTTCTTCGCTTCGGCCTGGAGTTGCAGCTCGCGCAGCACGCCGACCAAGCCGGTGAGATCGAGCTCCTGAAACAACTCTTGAAGCCCGCCCTTTTCCACGAACTCGCGGTAGTTCTTTACTGGCACGAACTTGTTGTCGCCTGCGGTGGCGAGGTCGGAGAGTTCGGCGGTGGCGGCGTCATAGACCCCGCGCCGGCGCAGCGCATCGGAGAGCACAGCAATGCGCTCGTTCAGGGTGTCGAGCTGGATCGAGTCGTCTTGATAGAGCGTGTACTCGGGCACCGGAATCAAACTGTCGGTCGTGAAGATCGAATACAGGGGGCGCGGTATCGGAAAGAACTGTTCCAAGCGCAGCGGGTCCGGCTGCGTCGCCAGCGGCGCATCGGTGTAGCCCTCGCTGATCACGTACACCGTGCGGTCGGTCTTGTTCCAGATCGTCCAGGCCAGGGCGCGCTTGAAAATCGCGTTCTCGGCCGAGTCCTCCATGCCCTTGGGCATCCACTTGAGCGCGACCTCGTTGCCGATCTTTTCACCGAACTGGGCAACCAGATCGTCGCGGGTGAGCAGCTCACCCCAGGCGACCCAACGCACCTTCTTCCAGCGCTTGGCCGGCGACATCCGGAAGAACGCCCATTCGACGTACTCGGGCTCGACGCACTCGTAGACGACCTCTTCGACCTCGGTGAAATAGCCCTGCTCGTCCTGCTGGAGGTTGGGCGGGATCTCGGGTGCAGGCGGCGGCTCCATGCCTTCGGCTGCGGGCACCGGCTGCGGCATCTCGAAGGGCACGCGTGTCTTTCCGTACTGCGGCACGTATTTCACGCGCGCCGCAGCGCGTCCGGGCACCACCATGTCGAACACCGAGTCCTTCATCACGCTGTCGAAGTCCTCGCCGTCGGTCTGCTTGTCCAGACTCGCGATCAGGGCGCGCGCCAGCACCAGCGCAGCGACGCGGCCCACCGGATCCTTATCCATGTACCTGCGGCGCACATCCGGCGCCGGGCACTGGCTGTACAGCGCACCCTTGAGCACCTCGGTGTTGGAAAAGAGAATGTTGAAGCGGTAGGATTTCGCCTCGTCCGATGCCTCGGCGCCGGCCTTCTGGTCCTTGTACAGTCCCACGATCTTCTCGGCCTGGAGGCGCCAGTTCTTCTCGTGGCTGTCGGCGGCGGCGAGCTCACGCACCCAGCGCGTCACCACGTCGGCCGGCGACTTCTGGAGCGCCTTCTCCTTCTCGTCCGTGGGGGCGCCCTTCGCGTTTTCTGCGACGTCGGCCATTACACCCTCGCCCGGCGGTTGTGGCGCTGCTCGTGCATCTTCTCGGCGTCGCGGAAGGTCGGCCGCTTGGTCGCCGCGCGGATCTCCTCGCGGGCCGTGCGTGCAACCTTCTTGTCCTGTACCCAGGGCCGCGACATGCAGGCATAGCGCGTCTCGTCCGCAGCGTGATCCTCGCCATCGGAATCCACGTCCTCGGCACGCGACGCATCGTGCTGGAGCACTGGGATCGTGCGGATGCTGTGCAGGCAGCTCGCGAAGAAATAGAGCATTGGGCGGCCCTCGTCGCCCTTCAGGCGCGCGCGCAGTTGATCCCAGCCGCCTTGAGCGCCTTTGCGCGCGACGCGAGCGTTATCGGCCCTGCGGAAGGTCACACCACGGTCGAACATGCGCTCGGCAATCGAGGGTCCGCTCACCATGGCGAAGGCCGACGGATCGAGTACGCCGTACTCCACCTCCTTTTTTTCCTCGAGATCGAGGATGCCGTCGGCCACTTGCTCGGCCACGAGCTTGACGCCCACGTTCGGCTCAAAGCTGCCGTCGGGCTTCTTCTGCACGCCGTACCACTCGCGATATTTCACGAGCGCGCCGCGCGGGAACTGGTCAAGATCACCGTCGCTCACGGCGTACCAGCCGACGCTGAAAGGCCTGGCCGAGCCCCAGTCCATGGCGCGAAACCGCAGCCAGGTAGGGGGAAGCGTGACGGGCGAAGCAATGTGCTGCGGCCCGAACTCTGGAAAGAAGGCGCCGGCAATGACGTTCCAGTCACCATCGAGCCACGCGCGCACGAGATCGGACGAACCGACGAGATAGAGGCGCGAGACGTAACCCGGGTCATTGGCGAGCAAGATCCGGTTGTGCTGGACCCGGCTCGGGATGTACACGTAGCGATGCTGGTCCCCGTTCGGCAGCTCGCGGCGCAACGTCGTGAACCCGAGGGGCGCGGGATCGATGTACCGCACCTTGATCCAGTGGTGCCCGGGGCCGCCCGGGTTGGCCGTGAGGATGAGCTGGACCGGAACGCCGGCCGTGCTGCGCAGTGCCCCGAACAGCCGGTCGATCGCTGCGGGCATGGCGTAGTTACCGGCTTCCTCGACCGCGGCGTCGGACAGGTTCTGTCCCTGGTACTTCTCGGCGTCGTCGACGTTCTCGAGTGGGCGGAAACGCACGCGCCCACCGGTTGAGAAGCGGAACTGTTTTTTTTGCTCCTGCCACACAGCACCCAGCGGGACGTAGATTTCCTTCGCGCGCTCGACGAGATCGTCCTGCTGCGGCATTTCCTTGCGGAAGAACACCGCGTTGAAGTGCTGCCCGTAGCGACTGGCCTTGAGGGCGTATTTACCGAGGATCCCGTCTGTCTTTCCACCACCGCGCGCGCCTCCATAGAAAATTTCAGAGATCGGGCAATCAATGAGCGCTTTCTGAGGGCCCGCCTGCGGTCGCCAGCGGACCGTAAGTCCTGTCCCACTCATCTTCCGAGAGCGGCTTGTCGGTCACCGCAAACTGCCGGACCCTCGCATCGACGAACTGCTCGATCGAGGCCAGGCGCGGGTGCATGTACGGGGCGGCCTTTTCGGCGATCGTGCAGGCGTCGATGTGCTTGCCCCGAGCCCAGAGCTTGCGCATGGTCCTCACCATGACCTCGAGGGGCGTAATGCCGACCCCCTTCGAGAGCTTCTCGGCGATCGCGCGGGTGCGCACCGTGGTCGAGCTGGGCTTGCGCCCCGCTCCCGGTCGCGCGCCGCCGTTGCCCGGACGTGGCCCACCCCGAGGCATCTATCGCTTCGACTTCGCGCGCCGCTTCACGGCGGCGAACACTGAATCCGGGCCGGCGTCGGTCACAACGTTGGGCGCCACCTCCGCTGCCGGGGCCTCCGTGGCGCTGAACACGGCCCACTCAGCGGGATACGCGGTCTGGTCCTTGTCCGTGGCCACGTCGCAGGCCACTGTGGGCGCCACGCCCGCTGAGGTGTGATCCTCGACGGTTTTCTCGCACATGACGCGGCCGGCGTTGCGCTCGGCGTCGGCGGACTTGCGGAAAAATCGAACTCTCATCGGTCATCCCCTCAAAAAATGTGCCCGGACGAACCGGGCACAAAGCCTTGCTAGGAGGAGGTAGCCCGGTTACGAGCCACGCGCGAAGATTAGGCAAAAATTACCGACTCCGCTTGACTTCAACTTATTTTTGTAATGTTTTGGGCGAATCTGACAAATGTAACAGTTGAGATAGTGCTTGCGTTACCGCAATGAGTCGACTATATTGAGTCATACCCAACCAGCACTAGGAGAAGCAAAATGAACCTGAACCTGAAGACAGTACGCAAAGCCGAGCGCCAGGTCCGCGAGATGAACTCGGACCTATCGAGCGCGGACTTCGACGGCTTGGTGCAGCAGGTGCTGGAAGACTGGGCCATCGAGCGCGCGCACAGCCTCGAAGCCTACGGCGAGCCGGAAGACACGCCCTGCTTCGAGACCGGGCGTGACAACTGCGACGACTGGGGCACCGGCGAGGGTCAGTACCACGGCCGCATCTAACCCACCACACCCCGCCAAGCCCGCCGAGTGCGGGCTTTTGACGTAGAAGCACCCCCCACCCACCCACTAGGAGCAGAAAATGAAAGCAGCCTTGAAATTCACGATTGCCAGCAACGATGATTCCCGCGAGCGAATCTCGGTCCGTCTCTACCGCGAAGGGTGCGACTACGTCTGGCGCATCACCGGCAACCTCGGCGACGAGTGCGTGACACTCCCGCGCCCGAAATCGATCAAGCAAGCCCGGCAAGATGCGCGAGCAGTTTTCGGCCGCGACAAGATTTGGGACATGCGCGCAAAGTGGTGGACTCAGCCGAGCGCGTTCCGCCCCGTCGCGCGGTCCGTCACCCTGTAGACCATGATCTCCCTCACCCAAGCCGCCGAACTGCTGTCCCTGTCCACCGCCCGCCTGCGCGACCTCTGCGGCAAGGGCCGGATGCCGGGCGCAATCAAGGTCGGGCGAAATTGGATCTTGCCGGACAAGCCCACGATCTCAGCCCCGGTCTGGGGCAGGCCGCGGAAGTAGAGGCGCTTCGTCTCGTCGTCCTCCGCAGAAAATCTCGTGTATCCCCATCAGGGCGACCGCAACGCCGTACTTCGGCTCGCTGCCGGCCTTGATGCGGTCCAGTTGCGTGATCTGGATACCAAGGCAGGACGCGATCTTGTAGGCCGTGAGCTTCTGCTCAAGCTCGGCGATGAGCTTCGGCCAGTCGGGGTTGGGCATCGGCGCGCGCTCGGCCACGCGCCGCTCAATGCCTGCTGGTGGTCTCGGGCGGCCGGAACTCCCCGCACCACCCGTCGCCCATCACCGTGGGAAAGGCCGAGCACCGCTCGATCTTCACCTTGAGGCCCCCGCTTTGCAGGTCCGGCGCGGGCACCGGCACGAACGACACGGCCGGGCTCCTGCGGCGGCACTCACCGCCCCCGGGGGGCTTCTCGTCCGCGGGCTTGATCGATGCGTAGTAGCAACACTCACTGCATTTCATTTTCTTCCTCCGATCAAAACGGCACTGCGGGCAATTGCGGTGTTCCACGTGGAGCAGCGCGGCGTATCACAGATCCGTTATCGAGCGCATCGAAGAGCGGCGCCTGCGGGTGCGCGCGCTCGTAGGCCCTGAACGTGATCACGCAGCGCGCCTCACCATCGGGCACCATGATCTCGCCCGGATCCTTGCGAATGCGGCTGTCGTTCGTAAAGCAGATCCCGGCCAGGGCGTCGAGCATCACCTTGCGGGCGTTGTCGAGATCGATGCACTGCACCGTCAGATCCCACCACAGCGGATCTTTCTTCACGCGCTTGGCCCAGTCCTGCGGGAGGCGCGGGTAAAGCTCGAGGGTGTACTCCACCGGACCGACGATGGGCTGGGCGCCCTGCTCCTTGGCCATGCGCGCTACTTCGCGCTTGTAGGCCTTCGCCTCATCGCTCGGGGCCACGAGCGCGCGATTCCAGCCCTTGGGCACGTAGCTTCGCCAGTACCGGTTGGCCGAAAGCGGGTACGGCAGCACGAGCCTCACTGCGGTAGCCACGCGCGGGCTATGTGACGGGCGAGCGGGAGCGGAATTTTAGCTATCTGCGCAGAGGCGGCTTTGCGGCCGGATGATTTTGAATTTCCGCGCCTCATCGGAGTATTGTTCCATCCGAAACTTCCGCCATATCCGCCGAGGCCATCCTGAACGGATTTCATGCCTTCAACGCTCGCGGTCTGAAACGACTTGCCGCTGCCGTCGAACCGGAAACCGGGAACCTTGGCGTAATCGCGCCCCGGCATCTTTGCTATGCACTTCGTCATCGGCATCAGCGCCGGCAGGTCGCCCCAAAGGTGAAATGATCCGTAGTTCCACCTTGACCGCCCGACCCACCGATTCGCCCCGCGCACGTTCTCAACCACCAGCGGGATGAAATGACCGGCCGCTGCGATGGCCTCGCGCTGAATCCGAAAGCAGGCATCAAATAGCGCGGTCAGCTTTACCCGCTTCTCCGGATCGGCCTCAATGTCGGCCTGCATCGCTTTGGCGCGGGACCACGGCATCGCCATGTAACTGTAATTCTGGCAGGGCGGCGAAGCCACGATCAGCGCGGCATCCTTGAACTGACTCCCGTGCAACGTCAGTACGTCCTGAATGACGAGCTGGACGCCATCCGGTCGCGGAATGCCGAACTGTCCGCACATATCCTCCAAGTCAAACCCGACGACGCGGAATCCCTCGGCGATTAAACCTTCGGACCAACCGTGCAGCCCGGTGAAAAGGTCGATTGCAAGCGGCTTCATCATGACTTCCTCCGCCTCTTCGCCTTGGGGCCTTTGGGGATGGGGGTCATGGTTAATCGGTGCAGGCGCAGTCTTCGAGCGCCTCGTCATCCCACTCGAACATTTCGGACTGGGCGAGCGCCGCCTGATACATCCGGGCATAACTGGGCCGGTCCATCCGGAATTTCGTGCCAGAGTCACAAAAGAGGCTACGGCCTTCAAGGCCGAATGCGGCTGGCGCGCCCGGGCCGCCGGATGCAATCTTCGATTCCTGCGCGATCCACCACAGAGCGCGCTTAGGCTGCTCGCGTATCAGCGCGTAAACCTGTTTAGCGCCCTTGAGAAAGCACAAATCGCAATTGCCGTGCATCGTCCTGCCGTTCATGTTCGGCAAGCGGAGATCAAAAGGCTGCTCGCCCCAAAACTTGCCAACGTCCGCAACGGTAACTCCGGCTTCTGCGAGGGGCGCTATAGCGATTTCGTCAGGAGTATCCGCGCCGCGTCTTGCGCTCAACTTAGCAACGCGCCTCTGTTCGTCGGCCCTTATGCCGACGCACGACGTCCACGAGTCCCAGCCCCACTCACGGATAACCCGGTGCATTGAACGTATCTTCATTTCGACCGTGCAGAAGCGGGCAACCACGTTTGGCAGGTAATTGCGCGATTCGATCAAGGCCGAAAAAGGCTCTCCGTTTCGGCTGGCTGTCGCGTGCGTAACAATCGCGTGTTGCTTTTTACCGTCCACCTTTTGTCGGTACTCAACCCATATGATCGGCACCTGCCACCGCACCGAACACTCTTCGACGAAGTCCAGCGTTTCGGGCATTTCCTTTCCGGTGTTCGCGAACATCACACGAACATCGTCAGGCAGCGTCCCGCCATGCGCCTGCAAGATGCGCCAGAGCATGTAGCCGCTCGTCCGCCCGCCCGAAAACGAAATTACTGCCGGACCGTCGATTAAAAATGGATCTCTCATGCTGCTATCGCGTCCAGGTCGATGCCTTTGGGGCGCATCAGCCGATCACCACCGACCAGATCCCCGCCACGACCGAGATGAGCAGCATCACGATCATGCCGGCCAGGCACCACGCCATGGCCTCACCGCTCGGCGCCTTCGAGCGCGCGTACGCCTCCCGATCTTCCTCGGTGGCGCTCGGCAGGTCGGAGAACCAGGACACGTCGATTACTCGACCTCGAAGATCAACGCGAGCTGCGTCACCTTCTTCTTCGTCGCATCGAACTTGTCGCCCGCTTTCGCTTCGATGTACTTCTTGACCGCGCCCGCGTTCAGGCCCGAATCCTCGGCCGCTTTTTTGATGCCCTCGGAGTAGTTCTCCGCGGCCTCGACCTGCGCGACCTTGAGCGCGATCAACTCGTCCTCGCGCTCGTGGATCACGCCAAGCTCGATCACCTGCTCCTGGCCTTCGTTGTCCTGGCGCCCCACCGGCTTGCTCCGCCCGTTGCCCTTTGCCTTGCCTTCATGCGTTCCGGTTTGCATTGCGATGCTCCTGTTGATTGATTTCGACTATCGGTTTGTAGCGTCCCACCACTGCTGCTGTTCAGCCTCCGCAGATGTTCTGGGGGGCAACGTGGGCCTCGCGGCTGCACGCATCTGCGGCGCTGAACGCTGGATCCACCGGGCGCACGTTCGGCCCTGCGGATAAAACTTGGAGGGGCCCTCGAGCCCGCAGGCGATGAGGCCGGGCTCGTAGCCGCTCGTGGCGCGCATCGGGAGGCCGTGCACGCAGGTCGAGCAGGTCGGGGAAACGCGCGCGAGGGGGGCGCTCATGCCGCAGCCTCGAGTTCGTCGTCTTCACCGGGGGTGCGAGTGCGGCTGTTCTCTCGCGCGAGGATCTCGTCGCGCCACTGCCGCGCGATATCCGATTTCGGATTCTTCATCCAGGCGCGAGGGTCACGCGGCTTTTTCCACAGCGAGCGGCAATGCGCAATCTTTTTTTCGGTCGTGTCGAGGCCGTGATCGCGGCAATACCGGCGCGCTTCCTCGTCGTTCTGGCTGGCGTAGTGGCTGAGGCAAAGATTCGCCCAACCGGTTGGCGTTTGAACGCGAACCATGGACAGGACGTTGCAGGTTTCGTGAGCGCACGGAGCGCGAGGGCGTGTGTCGTGGGTCATGCGGCCATCCTCCCGGCGCGGTAGCAAGGGTCACATCGGAAATCGGTGTAGGTCGAACAGCGTTCACCGCACGCCCGGCATGTAATTTTTCCGTCTGCGATCGGGGCGACGATGCCGGATGCGCGGTCACGCTTCTCGCCTCGCACCCAGTTGCGCCAGGTGGCGATCCAGTCGAGTTTGTTGCCCTTTGCGCCGGGGACGCCGCGCCAGTAATCGCCGAAGGCGGCGAAGGTTTTTGCGGGGTCGAGGTCTGGGCGTTCGGCCGTGCAGAACGCTCGCCAGTCCTCGGGGGGGGTTTCGAGGTTGAACCTTGAGGCCTTCGGCGGAGGCGACGCGGAACGCGGCGCGTGCTCTGCTCTTTCTTTTATCCCTTCCTTTCCTTTCCCTTCCCTTCCCTTCCCTTCCCTTCCGCCGTGAATGCTCCGTGAGTGTTCAGTGAGTGCTCCGTGAGTACTCAGTGATGATTCATAGAGCGGACACTGAGGTTTACCGGGTCGATTGATAACTTGATGCTTTGCAAAGCCATGAATGTGTAGATATTTCTTTTCATTCACGGAGTATTCAATGAGTAATCCGTGAACGATCAATTCGGCGATCAGGGGCTCACAATCGAGGCTGTCGGCTGGAAAAATTCGCGCATTGATCTGTTTTGCGGAGCGATCGAGGTTGCCGAAGTCGTCAGCAAAATTCCAGGTTCCGATGAACAGTAAGCGCGCATTCAGTGAGCATTCAATGAGTGTCGCGTCAGACCAAAAATCCGGCTTGATCGTGCGGATGCGAGCCATTAGGCGACCCACCCCCATCCGTTTCTGCAGTCATCCGCCCAGAGCCGGATCGACGAGATCGCGTGGCCCGTGCGCCGCTCGGCCTCACGCAGGCTCTCGAAGCGCTGCCCGTAGCAGGTGACTGCGCGCCTCACGCGGGCAAACGAGACTCGAGCCGCCTTCTGCTCGTCGTTTAGCATGCGCATCTTTCCGACCTGGCGGGCGGGCAAGGTTGTCGCGATCGGTGAGGGGAGTAACCAGCACATGCCTTCTTCTCCTTCTTCTTTTTGACCGTCGACGCGCGTGCGCCGGGCCTAGCGTTTTCGGGGTGCTGCGGGTAGATCGGCCCCGAGCTGGCGAGCCAGCGCGAGGATCTCGGGTAGAGCGCGAGCAAGCTCGGCCGCGGCGTAGGCGCGCTTCACGCGACCCTCACAGGCTCAGGGCCGCTGGTGGGACGATCTGCGGCCGGCACCGGGTAGATGTCGGGGCGCAGCTCGTGGCGCGAGACGCGGGGCAGGCCGGTTTCATCGGCTGTCGCGGCTTCGATGGCCAGCACGCGCTCAACTGGCGGGCGTCCGGCCTTGGCCCACTGATTCACGGCCTGCGGCGTCACCCCCACCTTTCCGGCCATTTCCACCTGTCCGCCAACTACGCGGCACGCCCTTTCGATTGCGGTTTCAGTGTTCATGTAAATATTAAAGCATTGCTTTATATCAAACGTCAAGCATTGCTTTCTTCCCCGGGTTTTCGGGGGCACGGACAATCAAGTCATGCTTGATGCGACCGAATTGAAGCGGCGACTTATCGACGCCATGGATAGTCACAAGCCGAGCAAGATCACCTCGGCGGTGCTGGCGCGGGCCTTGGACAGACCCCGCCCCCGTCCCTCCTTGGGACTACCGCCAGAGCTCGAAATAAAGCATGGTTCCATGTGAAACTAAAGCAATGCTTGACACCTAGAATAAAGTAATGCTTTAATCCTCCACTTGCTCGATTCCCGAGCGACCAGGAGGAAACGTGGACCGACTTGCAGCCCAGACCGACACCGCCTTCCGGGGCGCCCTGTCGGGTGACTTCTCCGGCCTCGATGACATCGACGCCCTGATCGCGGCCGAGAAGGCCCGCACCACGCCCTACGACCGCATGCATTCGCTGCTCGCCCACCATCGCGTGGCGGGCATGGTCCAGGCCGACATCCTTGCCCAGTCCTCGAAGTACGTGACCGGGGCGTATCGGGCCGACACTCTGCGCCGCTACGAAGCCCACCGCGTGGCCGTGAAGTGCTTGCGGCGCAGGATCGATCGGATGGCGACGCGGGGTGCGCTGTGAATACCGCTGACATCCTTGTCGCGATCAACGCCCTCGACGCTGCCCGGCAGGCCCTGCGCATCGGGAACGCAACCATCCCTGAGCAGATGCGGATTGCCGACGCATGCAGCAAGGCATCGTCCACGCTGCGCCACGCAATCGAGCGCGAGCACCCGGAAATGAAGGTGGCCGCATGAGCGCCGATCCGTGGCGGCATCCGCGAACTGGTTACGGCAGCAAGCTCGCGGAACAATCCGCAGAGCTTAGATGCCACAAAGGAGTCGCCATGAGCACCGATGGGGCAATTACCCGGACGCCGCTCACGGATGCGCTGGTGACCAGGTACCGCGATGCCGGATTCCAGCCTGACGAGTTCCCGCTGGCCGCAGCAATCGGCCACGCCCGCAAGCTCGAAGGCGACCGCGCCGAACTGGCGGAGGCTTTGAAAGAGTGCATCAACTGGTTCGCCGACCGCGCCGACGCGAGCGACGAGGACGGCAGAGGAATGCGCGCAAATGAAGAAATGACCATGCAGCAAATGTGCGAAGCCGCCATCGCCCGCGCCGCCGTCGTCAAGGCGCGAGCATGAATACCTACACCACCGCCACCGCCGAGCAGCTGGAGCTTGCGATCCGCGCCCTGGGCGATACCGAATTCACGCGCCAGATCGTGCAGAAGGTGTACGACCTCGGGCGCGTGGACGGTGCGCGCGATCAGGTGCAGCGCACGCAAATCGCATTGCAGAGCAAGCAGATCGAGGACGCCGCCCTGTCCGCGTTCCCGGAGCCGAAGCGGTTGCCGACCGTTGCGGAAATGCGCGGGATTCTGTCGGACGAGAATACGAATGCAGCGCCGCAGGAGGCTCCCGCACAGGAGTCCCATACTTATGTGCATGGGATAAATAAACAGCCTGCGGTAGCTGCGCCCGTTGCGGCAATCCTCGCCACCGCCCGAGCGAGCGAAGCCTACCGGGAGCAAGGGGCGGAATTCGACGCGGACGCGATCCGCGCTGGCCTAGAGCCTCGCGGGTGCCCGACACCCGGAGCGTGTTCGTGTCCGGTGGCGAGTGTGCAGGACGGACGCGACGGATATCTCAAGGCAATCACTCGCGTTCCCATCACCGCCCGCCCCTCCCCGCAGGCTGCGGTCGCTGCACCCGAGCCGCAGCCCATCAAGGATGGTTCGTGGTGGCTGATCTTTTTCGAGGACCGCAACCGAGAACCCGAAGTGTTCACCGACGAACACCCGGAAAACGTACAAGATGTCTTGGACATAGTTGCCAGTTACGGGCCTTATGGCCTCGACCTGAACGACAACTTACGCTATCAAATACTGTTAGCCGATGAAGTAAAGCGGCTACGCGAACGGATTCTGTCGCCGTTCAGTGGCGAGCCGCAGCAGGCCAAGAAACCCACCCCTCTCTATACCGGCCCCTCCCCGCAGGCTGCGAGCGAGGCGGTAAAAGGACCGGAGGAATACCAGTACGCTCGGCGGCTGGCAGAGGCGCTATCTGAACGGCACTACGGCGGTAATAAGGATTGGCGACCGTTGCCTGACCTCATGGGCGTGCTGACGCAGATCGACAACATGACATGCAGACTTGAACGCCCCGCCCCACCCGCCGCTGCGGAGAGCGTGAGTGTGCCGAGGGAGACTGAGGGTTGTGTTCTAGGAAACATCAAGCCAGATACGGACTCGCAGGTGTTTTTCTATGAACAAGATTTCTACGTTCTGTCGAACTTCTCGGCTTTCGTTTTGGTTTGGGAAGGACTTACGTTCCATACATCGGAAGCCGCATATCACTGGCACAAGTTTCCGGATCACCCCGACTTGCGCGATTCAATCTACAAAGCGCCGTCTGCGCATGAGGCTTTTAAGATTGCGGAAGGCGCGAAGTACTTTCGTCGCCATGATTGGGATGACGTGAAAGTCAGCATCATGCGCCGCATCCTGCTGGCCAAAGCAACTCAGCACGAGTACGTGCGCCGCAAGTTGCTGGCGACTGGCGACCGTGAACTGATCGAAGATTCTTGGCGCGACGATTTTTGGGGATGGGGTCAGAACCGCAATGGCATAAATCAACTCGGCAAGCTGTGGATGGAGATTCGCGCCATGCTCGCCGCCGCGAAGGAGTCGCCATGAAACCGCACCTACGCATCATCGCCGGCCGGCCCGTCACCGTGTCCGCTCCCGACTCCGCGCAGATCGCCGCCGCGCGCCAGCGCTTCGGCCTAGCCACCGGAGAAGCGCATCGCCTTTTCATCCACGAGCCGGGAACGCGCTACAGCCGCTATCCCGAGCTCGTCCTTTCGCGCTGGCTCAGAAAGGCGACGTTCGTGAACGTGAAACCTCTTACCCGTAGTTAGTCCCACCCACCGCCGGCAAAGCCTCGGCACCCAAGGAGCATTGCACATGAACACCGCAACCGCAGCACCCGTAGTCGATGTGATCGAAGAACCCCAGCTTCGCAGCGTCCCGGCCGCCCATCTGTCCTCGGCCGCCCTGATGCTCAACCCGCAGAACATGGCCTCGATGCTGGCCTTCGCCAAGCTCATGGCCTCGGGCAAGGTCACCCTCCCGCCTGAACTGCGCAACGAAGGCGACTGCCTGGCGATCACGATGCAGTCGCTGCAATGGGGCATGAACCCGTTCGCGGTCGCGCAGAAGACCTTCCTCGTGTCCGGCAAGCTCGGCTACGAGGCGCAGCTCGTGAACGCGGTGATCAACACCATGGCGCCAACCAAGGACCGCATCCACTACGAGTGGTACGGGCCGTGGGACAAGGTGATAGGCAAGTTCGAGATCAAGAAGGGCGACAAGGGCGAGTACCGCGTGCCCGGCTGGAAGCTCGCGGACGAGGACGGCATCGGCGTGAAGGTCTGGGCCACGCTCAAGGGCGAGGACGAGCCGCGCGTGCTCGAGCTTTTGCTCGCCCAGGCGCGCACGCGCAATTCCACGCTGTGGGCCGACGATCCGCGCCAGCAGCTCGCGTACCTCGGCGTTAAGCGCTGGTCACGCCTCTACTGCCCGGACGTGATCCTCGGGGTCTACACGCCCGACGAGCTCGAGAACCTGCCCGAGCGCGAGATCAACCCGCTGCGTCAGACCGGGGCGCAGGCCGCGGAAACCGCGCGCAAGCTCCCGGCGCCGGCCAACGAAGCTGAAGCCGATGCGCGCGCCGCGCTGATCACGCGACTGGAAATGGTTGCGAAGGAATACGGCATCGAGCCCTACGCCGAGGAATGGTCGAAGCTCACCAAGCAGCAGAGGAAGATGGTTGGGGGCGACGAGCACGAGCGCTTGAAGGGCCTGGCCGCGACGAAGAGCCCGAAGCCCGCCCCGGGAGTGAGCGACGCCGCGCCGGCGGACAGCGCGGGCGCCACCGATCAGCCCCAACGCGAGCCCGGGGCCGACGATGCTTGAGACCGCCGCCCAAGGTACGGATGACTGGCTGCTCGCGAGAGCGGGCAAGTTCACGGGCTCCGAATTCGAGAGCGTGCTCGGGCGAAAGAAAGACGGCTCCCCGCTCAAGGCACGCAACGACCTGATCTGGCAAGTGGCAGTCGAGCGGCTCACAGGCCTGCCGGAAGTCGGCCCGGACTCGTACTCGATGCGTTGGGGCAAGGACGTGGAGCCGTACGCGCGCGAAGCCTACGAACTCGACACCGGGCTTCTCGTGACAATTTCGGGCTTCATCACGCACCCGCGCTTTCCGTTCGCCGGGTGCTCACCCGACGGGCTGGTCGGCCCGGACGGCGGGATCGAAATGAAGTGCCCGAAGTCCTCGGCCATCCACCTTGCGCGGTTTATTGACGGCATGCCGGCCGAGCACGTCGCCCAGGTGCAGGGCGCGATGTGGGTCACGGATCGTGCGTGGTGGGACTTCGTGAGTTTTGATCCACGTTTCAGGGAGCAGCATCGCATTTTCCGCGTCCGTGTCGAGCGCGATAACGCCTACATCGCGCGACTAGAGGCCGAGGTCATCAAGGCCGAGGCCGAGGTGCAGGTGCTGATCGAACAACTACAACGGAGGGCCGCATGAGCAGCCAACCCCAAGCCGTGCAATCGCCCACGGTGATCGACGCCAACGAGGCGATGGCGCGCACGAATATCGCCTTGGTACAAAAGGCGATGACCGAATTCGATTCGATCTCGCACGGGATCGGCGAGATGTCGACGAAGTATTCCGGCGTGGTGTTCGATGTGACCACCGCGGCCGGAATCAAAGAAGCCTCCACCGCTCGCGCCGAGATCCGCGAACCGCGCTTTAAGACCGAGCACGCGCGCAAAGCGGCGAAGGCTCCGCTCTTGGCGCTCGGCAGGAACATCGACCAGCGCGCCGCATTCATCACCGAAGAATTAATGAAACTCGAGACGCCGATCGACGACCAGATCAAGGCCGAGGAGCGCAGGAAGGAAGACGAGCGCATCGCTGCGGCCCGGGTGATCTCCGAGCGCATCACGGCCACGCGCAACCGGATCGACACCATGCAGCGCCTGCCGCTCGACATGCTCGATGCGAGCGCCGCCGAGCTGCAGGGCGAAGTCGACGCCATGGCTGCGGCAGAGATCACCGACGAGCACTACAGGGACTTCCTCGACGAGGCCGGGCGGGTGAAGGCCGCGACACTGGCGAAGCTGCAGTCGATGATCACCGCGAAGAAAGCGACCGAAGCCGAAGCCCTGCGCCTCAAGGCCGAGCGCGAGGATCTGGAGCGGAAGCAATCCGAGGAGTCCGCGCGCATCGCCGCTGAACGCGACAAGCTGGCCCGCCAGCAGGCCGAGCAGGAGGCCCGCGACCGTGCAGCGCGCGAGAAGCTGGAAGCCGACGAGCGGGCAAGCCGCGCCCGCATCGATGAGCAGGAGCGGGCATCGCGCCTGGTGCGTGATGAGGAGGACCGCAAGGCAGCGGCCGCGCGCGCTGCCGAGGAGCAGCGCATTGCGGAGGAACGGGCCGCTCTCAAGGCTGAGCAGGACGAGCGCGACCGCATTGCGCGTGAGGCCCGGGAAGCCGAAGAGCACCGGATCCGCGTCGAGAAGTACGAGGCTGAGCGCGTGGTGGAGGCCGAGCGTGAGCGTAAGGAGGCCGAGGCCCGCGAGGCACAACGCCTAGCCGACGAACTGCTCGACGCTGCGGCCATGCTCGCCACGTTCAGGGAGCGCTTCGGGCACATCCGCAAGTACGCGCGCGTGGTGAAGGCGATCGATGCGGTGCAGGCCAGCAAAGAGGAGAAAGCATGAAAGCCGAAACGATTGCCCCGTCGCCGCTCACGGTCACCAAAGAGCGGCTCAAGGAGTGGAGCGCGTGCAGCGATGGCTATCGCTGGTTTCTCGGCGCGTTCCCGCAGGGCGCGCAATTTGGTGAAGCCTACGAGGCGTTGCGCGAGGCCAAGCGCCACGACGACGCGGACTGGCTACGCGAGCATGTGTTTGCCGAGCTGGGCACGGTGGACATGACGCGCGCCATGGTCGAGATCGCCGGGGCCAACAAGGACAAGATCGCCGCCAAGGTGGCGGAGTATGGCGGGACCGTAGGTGCCGCCGCGACCACGGGCTCATGGGCACCCGCCGCGACCACGGGCTCATGGGCACCCGCCGCGACCACGGGCGAAGGGGCACCCGCCGCGACCACGGGCTCATGG